TCTTAAATTCACTTTCAAATGCTTTGTAAGTGTATCCGTCAATTTCCAAAGTTTGTACAATTTCGGTATCTTTGTTTTCAGCACTATTAAACTCTTTGATAATTTCTTTAAATTGGTTAAAATCTAAATCATCGATTTCTGATTCAATCGCTCCCAAACTTTCAAAGATTTGATACCACTTTTCGATTGGTTCGATTTGTTGTGCTAAAATCTCGTTTACTTTCGAGAATTGTTTAACTGTTAACTCACTACTCAAGTTAGGCAGTTCCTTAGTTCCTAATTTTATCATATATAAATTTTCTTCAAATATACAAATTTTTGAACAAATATGTTCTATTTAACATAATAGTGCATGAATGATTTACCATTGTTTAAGATAACTATCGACCCTGAATATTCTGAAGGGCAGGATTTAGGTATCGAAATGATTGCTTTTACTTCTAAACCTGCGGTTAAAGTCAAAGGTATGGCGTTCAATTCTCAAGAAAAACTTTACTTCGCTGATAATACAAAGATGCGTATCGTTGCACCTGCTATGATTCCTATGGAGATTTATAGAAATGATGAGGGAGATGAGTACTTTGTGGAGTTTACAGCTGAAGAAATCGAAAAGATACACGCTAAATTCATGTCAAACTTATCTAACAAAGATGTGTTTAACATTGAGCATGATGCTGAAAATAAAGTTCCTGCTTACGTTATTGAAGCATGGATAGTTGAAGACCCAAACACGGACAAAGCAAAAGCGTTTAATATTGATGTACCAAAAGGAACGTTAATGTTAACCGCTCAAGTAACAGACGAGGCTTATTATAACGACTTAGTTTCAAATGGTCAAGTAGGTTTTTCAATCGAGGGATTTTTGGGGATGAAGTTAAGCGAAATCGAGCAACAATTTAAAACAGATATAAGTATGAAGTTACCTGATGGAGAGCATCTAATCGAGGGTAAAATCTACGTTGTAAAAGGCGGAGAGGTTATCGATGTTAAAGATGCACCGAGCGAAGATGTCGCTATGGCAACCGAAGTAGTTGAAGAAGAAGTCGCAACAGAGCAAGAATGTACTGAAGACGTAGTTGAAGAAGAAGTCGCAACCGAAGAAGTTGAAATGGCTATCGACCCAACTGCTGATGCTGAAGCAATCATTGCTATTGTTATACCTTTAATTGATGAAAAGGTTAATGAATTATTGCAAGTAATTGCAGAAATTAAAAACATGGTAGAAGCGAAACCAATGGACACAACGGAAGAAGTAGTTGCTGAAACAAAACTTTCACACCATGAACGCTTTGCAAAATTTGTAGAATCTAATAAATAAAAAAAAGATGAATCGTAAATTAAAATTTGATTTAGACATTGAAACAAACGCTTTGTTGTGTCCAAATCCTAACGAGTTTTATTCTCGTGCTTACATTACTGAAGATGTAGTTGACAACTACCGTACTTTGCCGGGCATTAAGTCTGCTACTAAATTGGCTAATGTTACTTTTGATGACTTATTGAAAGCATCTACTTGTAACTTCTCTGCTCCTACTGATTCTTTGGATGCTGTTGATATTGACGTATGTGCTTTATCTGCAATGGCTCAAATCTGTCAGTTCGACATCGAGCAATCATTCTTATCTTTGCAAATGGCTCAAGGGTCAAACGGAGATTTTACAGTTGCTTCTTTCATGAATTACTACTGGAATGAAATGTCATTGAAAATTCAAGAAGAAGTCGAGTTAATTCGTTGGCAAGGTGACACAACAAGCGTAGACCCAGTTCTTGCTTTGTGTGATGGTTACTTAAAAGGATTGTTGGCAGATGCTACTGTGATTGATGTTGCTAATGTAGCAAGTAGTGTTGCGAATGTATTAGCTGAAATGACGAAAGTTGTTCAAGCTTTACCAGCAAGCGTACAACGTAGAAAATCTGAATTACGTTTTTACGTATCTTCTAACATTGCTACTAACTACGAAATAGCAGCCGCTTCAGGAAATACACAAACGTATGTAACAACTCCTTTAGCTTTGACTTTCTTAGGTATCAAAATTGTTGTTGCTGAAGGATTACCAAACGATACAATGGTATTGACACGTAAAGATAACTTAATCTATGCGTTTGATGCAGAGGGTGATGCTAAAGCATTGAAAGCGGTTAACCTTTCTGATTCAGTAGCAGAGCCTTACTTACGTACTCGTGCTAACTTGAAAGTAGGTTTCAAACACGTTAACGGAAACGAAATCGTTTTATACTCATAATCCGATTAATATTTTAACCAAAAGGGGAGGGCGTTAAATCTCCCTCCCTTTTTTAATACTTATAAAAATGGCTTGTTCAACACTTACAGCAATCACAAAAGGATGTGATAATAATATCGGTGGAATTACTGCTATCTACATCAATGATATGGATAACATTACTTCAACTACTGAAGATGCTACCGCTTGGATGATTGATGCTCAAACAGTATCAACTCCATACGAAGCATTTGAGTTCCGTAGAAATACAGGAAACTTCACAGAGGAATCAGCTATCGATTTAGCAAATGGTTCTTCTTTCGTTACAGGAACTATTACTTTGATGTTCCACAGACGTGAGGCTTCAAAATCAAAAGCAATTAAAATCTTGGGCGAAGGTCAAAGAGATTTAGCTATCATTGTAAAAGATGCAAACGGTAAATATTGGTATTTCCCAATGGCTCAATTAACAGCTACTGGCGAAGGTTCAGGAACTGCTAAAGCTGACGGTTCTAAATACTCGGTTACATTCGTAGCAGAAAACGAATTTTTAGCTAAAGAAGTTGATGCTTCTATTATCGCAGGATTACTTTAATCTTATTTTGTAAATGAAAAGGGATGCTTTAATTAGTATCCCTTTTTTTATTGTTTGAACTTTTTACAGTTTATTGCATTATAGTCATGATTTACATAGAGAAAGACATTCTAAATACAATCGTTTTGACACTTACTGAAAGCAGTACTTTGTCAAATCCTTACTACATTTTCAAGTTTGAGAATGAATTTAACACAGCAACAGAACCGATTTACTTTTATACACCCGACATTTCAACTTCAAAAACACGATACAATAAATTTGAATTGAACGAGGGAGTAGATGAAACGTTTATAATTGGTCAATATAAATACGAAGTCTTCGAAAGTGCAACCGTTCCAAATTTAAGTTTACCAAATCCAGTTGAGGGTTTGAATTTAATCGAAGAAGGTCGCATGGTAGTAGATGGAGTTTTAACAAATAGTATATACGAATGAAATTTTTAGGTTTTAATATCGGAAAAGAAAAGGGTCTTGAAGTTAAAGAGGGTTATCAATCTTTTTCAAGTCCTTTTATGAACGTAGGCGAGGGCAATTTGTCACTACCTTACGTGAACGCAAGACAACAAGTTAATGGATATATCCGTTTTGGAGTAGATAACCTTTACCCACAGTTGATTAACCAGCTTTATTATACTTCGCCTTTACATAGTGCGATTGTTGATTTTAAAGTTAATGCTACTATTGGTGGTGGTTATGAATTAAAGGTCGATGCTAATGCTTCAGCAATGGAGAAAGTAGATGTTTACTCGTTTGAAAAGCGTATTAAATTAGACCGTGTTTTAGAAGCATTGACTAAAGACGATATAATGCACAATCGAGTGTATTTTAAATTACGTTTTAATGAAATTGGTGACTTAATCGAAATCAAACACATAGGGGCGGAGAAAGTGCGTAAAGATAAATTCGGAAACGCTTACTTTTTATGTTACGATTGGAGTTCACAAATAGACATTGAAACTATATATCCGTATGATGCACGTAAATTTCAAAAAGAGTGCTTGTATATTTACGAAAAACAATGTGTTGGTCAAGATGTTTACCCATTACCAAGCTATACAAGTGCGTTTAACTGGGCGTTTTTAGATGGCGAAATGTCATATTTACAAAAGTCGAATATTTTAAACTCAATTTTTCCTTCATTTGCTATTTTATTCCCTAAAAAACCACAATCTGAAGAAGAAAAAAACGCAATTAGAAAAACAGTTGAACAAGGTAAGGGAGCAAGAAACGGAGGTAAAACTTTAGCGTTCTTTGCCAATGCGAAAGACCAACTTCCCGAAATTCAAGCAATACCAACCAACGCAAACGACGACCTATTCCAAGCTACAACTGAAAGCATAGATAGTAAGATTTGTCAAGCACACACAATCGACCCTATTTTGATGGGTATTCGTGTAAGTGGTAAACTTGGAAGCGGTTCTGACATCAAACAGTCTTACACAATCTTTGAAAAGAACGTAATCATTCCACAGAAAAACCGTATTGAAAAGATAGTTAACGAGTTGTTTAAAATCGGTAAAGTTAAAGCTGAATTTAGTTTAAAGTCTTACGCAATTATTAACGATGTAATTACGGAACGTGACGAGAAAACTCAAAAGTTAGTTGATAGTATTAATTCTTTACCACAAAATATCCAATCAACTGTTTTAGGCAAAATGACTGATGCTGAAATTAGAAGTTTAGTTGGACTTGAAACAAAAGAAAATCAAATAATAACTGAAACACCTGCACAATGATTTACTTTATTACTGAAGCATACTTAAAAACTCAAACACCGATAACAGCAAATGTCGATGTTAAGGATGTAACGCCATACATAAAAACTCAAAGTGATTTGAGAGTGCAACCAATTTTAGGGACTTACTTTTACAAATACTTACTTGGAAAATACAACGCTCAAACACTTTCAACTGATGAGGTCGAACTTGTTGAGTATATCCAGCCAATAGTTGCATGGCGAAGTGCTGAAGATGCTGTTTTCGGTTTGTCTTACCAACTTAAAAACAAAGGTTTGCAAGTTCAAAATGGCGACTATTCAAATTCGGTTACACAAAGAGAAGTAGTTTTTGCTCAAGACCACTACGCACAAAAGGCATCATTTTACGAAGCACGTTTGGTTAACTTCTTAAAAGCGAACAAAAGTTTATATCCTCAATTTACTGATAAGCTAAACACGGATAGTGACATTAAACCAACAAAAAGTGTCGATAATGGTTACGATGATTTTATGATTTTATTTTAATATGAAAGCGTTTTTATCTACTTATTACTTTTATTTTATTCAAGCATTGATAATTTTTTTCGCACCTATTAAAGGAATCATTATACTTGTAGCATTATCAACTATTTTAGATACTTGCTTCGGGGTATGGAAAGCAAAGATACTACGTGAAGGAATTACATCAAAAAACTTTAGACATGGATTCGTGCCTAAGGTTATGAGTTACGTAGGTGCTACTATGTTAGTGTATGCTTCGGATTATTTTATTATAAACGAACTTACAAAAATGGCGGTTTCGGTTGAGTTCTTATTTACTAAGTTAATTGCACTTGTGTTAATGTCGATTGAGGTTAAATCAATGGATGAGTCATTCCAAAAAGTTAAAGGCTATTCATTCTTGAATCGTATTATAGAAATGGTAATAAAAGCTAAAAACATTAAAAAAGAAATATGACTACAAAAGGAAACTTTCCACATTTAGACGTTGCTAAACTTGTAATCTTTATTCTATTTTCAGCTATCGTTTACGGTTTTCTTTTCAGTTGTACTCCTGAATACCACTTAAACAAGTACTATAAAAAAGGCGGTGTTTCAATCAACACATCCGACACACTTACCTACTATAAAAAAGACTCAGTTTTAATTCAAACTAAAGACACTACGTTTTTTCAGTATTATTATACCCAAAAAGATACGATTATTAAACAAAATGTATTTTTATACCCGAAAACACGCTTTAATCAAAGACTTGAATTAAGACGTTTTAAGGACAGTTTAAGACACGAGTTAAGTAAATATACTGATTCGCTACGATATGCCTTTAAAACGCATAAAAACACGGTTAAATTCAATTACAAAGATAAAAAGCAAGAAGTGAAAAAGGAAACAAAGAAAAATAGACGGTTAATGTTTATTCCTATGCTTGTTTTGATTGCTTTAATTTTTTTGGCTTTTCGATTTAGATAAAATAAAATGCGTAACTTTCACGCAAAAATTTAACGTATGCAGGTAGTAAAACACGGAAAAAATGTACACGATATAATCGTAGATACAAAGAATTTTGAAATTGCGATGCTTTCAGATATTCACTGGGACAATCCAAAATGTGACTGGGACACTTTAAAACGACACTTAGATTATTGCTTGGAAAAGAATATGCCTATCATGATTAACGGTGATATGTTTTGTTTAATGCAGGGGCAAGGTGACAGAAGAAAAAACAAATCAGATATTAGACCAGAACACAATAATTCAAAGTATTTGGATTCAATTGTTGAAACTGCTGTTGAATGGTGGTCACCTTACGCACATTTGTTAACTGTAATCGGTTACGGAAATCATGAGACTGCTATTATCAAATGGCAAGAAACTGACATCTTACAACGATTTGTAGACTTACTTAATTACAAGAACGGTACAAGTGTTTACACGGGTGGTTACGGTGGATGGATTAACATAAAACTAAAAGATTCAAGCTCAACAAGTGCAGGAAATTCAGTTAAAGTAAAATACTTTCACGGCTCAGGCGGTGGCGGTGTCGTTACTAAAGGAGCAATCAACTTAACTCGTGCCTTAGAATTGTATGAGGGATTCGATGTGTTTACTATGGGACATATACACGAAAATAGCGCACGAAATGACGTAAGGGACACGCTAAGACAAGCGGGAAGTAAAATGATAGTACAACATAAAGACTTACATTTAATGCTTACAGGGGCGTATAAAGAGGAATACGGAGACGGAGACAAAGGTTGGCACGTTGAACGTGGAGCACCAATTAAACCTATTGGAGGTCGTATATTAACAATTGATATTGTAACACGAACAAAAAACGGAGTTCAAAAAGTTATTAAATACATTGATTCAAGAAAATTCAATTTATGATTAAGTTTTCAGTTAAACCATTAAAGACTTGCAAGCTAAGAACTGCGGGACTTTATTCTGTTAAAGGTGCAACCTTTGGAATGGTTCGTAAAAATAACGATGGAAGTCCACGAGCGCATCAGGGTATTGATTTAGCTACTGACGAAAATTATAGACTTTACGCAGTTGAAGATTCAAAAGTAATCGACATTGATAAAGGATTAAGCGGTTACGGTTGGACTGTTACGTTACAATTGAATTGTCCAAACAAAAAAGAACTACACAACAAGTTTGCTTTTTACGCACATTTAGACCGTGTCGATGTTGTTGAGGGTACTATTATAAATGCAGGTCATGTAGTTGGTTTAAGTGGTGATACTGGTAACGCTAAAGGAATGACAACAATAAATAAAGGCGGTCATTTACATTTTGAATTACGAGATAAAGCATTTTGCGGACTTGGATTAAAAAATAGATTCGACCCTTTGCCTTTTATTGATTTAGATTAGTTATATTTGCATAGTTCATAGTTCAAAATAGTTAGTTTGTAGAGACCGTTCCATTAATTTGGAGCGGTTTTTTTATTTTATTTGAATTTTTTTTACTTCCTAAAACCCAATAGAATCAACACTTTACAAAATATTTTAAAAATAATTGTAAATAAATTGTAAATAAGTATTACTGAATTAAAATTAATACATATCTTTGTCAAACAAACAACGATAAAAAAATAGAAATTATGAGAACATTAGTACAAAAAACAAACGACTTAATTAAAGAAAGAAATTTAAGTTATAGCACTGAGTTATTTAATCAGTTATTTGAAGAAGTAAAAAATAATGCTTTAAACACACAAGAAGAAAAAATTAGAGTATCTGAATTAAACACAAATAAAGACCGTAATAAATTAGACTTTATAAAAATGTCAGCTTACGGAATGAATAAAAGACCTTATTAATAAAATCAGGGGTGCGACTGTAACGCACATTAACTTTTAAAAAACGGATTATGAAAAGAGAAACAATTGAACAAGTATTAGTATTAATAATAGCTGTATCAGCTTTCATTTTAAGCGGTTTAGTACGATGAATAGAATAGAACTACACGAGAAAGCAATTAAGACATTGAATTTAATTGAGCAGTTTGCAAGTAAGCGAGATAACTTACAGCAATGGTGCGATAAATACCTTGAGTTATTCCCTAAACAAAAAGAAAATCATTTGTTAGAGATTCACGTTTGCAACCAAGCAATTAAACGATTAACAAGAAGTTACGAAATTTTAATTAAACAGTTATGACACCGAAAGAAAACGCATTTAACTTGTATTTTAAATTTATTTATGATGTAGTTGCAGACCACGAAAAAGCTAAACAATGTGCAATAATAGCAGTAGACGAGATATTAGATATTGTAAATAGTATTTATGATTATGATAGAGAAGTATTATACCCATATTGGCAAGAAGTTAAATCCGAAATCAATCAGTTATGACACCAAAAGAAAAAGCGAAAGATTTAGCAATGAAATTTGATAAATATGGCGAAACAGATAACGCTAAACAATGTGCATTAATAGAAGTCAATGAGATAATTGATTCTATTAATTGGCATCCATTAGAATATCCAAATAAAGAAATAATATTTTGGAATGAAGTAATAGAAGAAATAAACAAACTATGAAAGAGCAAAACATATACGAGCCACATAGACCAAACATTGAACGAATGGCGAATTGGTGGCGAACACCGAAAAAGATTAGTTGTGCCAAAGATAAAGGCGGTCACTTTAACATGAAACTTTACTTAGATTATTTAACTACAATAGCAAACAATGAAAACGATACAAGCGGAAGAGTTAGGTAAGTTATTAGCATTAGTCGGAGTGCTTCCGGTATTAGCTGACTTCATGGAGGATTTAAACAGTTCCGTGTTTACAAAGCAAGTTAAAAACAAATGCAACTTATTACTAACAGAAATACGAAAAATCGACGAACAGTTAATGCAAGGTACTGACTTGAGTATAATTGAACAACAACACAATATCGGACTTGCCTTTAGACAATGGCAAAAAGAAAACTTTAAAAATATAGAACAATGACAGCAGTAGAATGGTTATATAATGAAATAAAACACATTATACCAAAGATATAGAAAAGCAACAGATTATTGATGCTTGTAAATACGGGAATAATTTTGAACAAGGCGATTTAAATTGCCACAGTTATTATGATAAAACCTTTAAAAATACGAACAATGACACCAATTGAATATTTAGAAGAAAACTTAATTTCAGAGCCTTATAGCGAAAATGATTTTAAACACAATAAAGATTGTTGGAATAAAGCTGAAAACATGGAGAAAGTAAAAGAAGCAAAACGATTATTATTCTTAGGTAAAGTTTCTCAAGTTATAGGCTACGATAAAACAGCAGAATTATTAAAAGAAGTTGAAAAAGAAATAAAATATGGAATATGAAATACGACCCACAAGGAGCAAGATTTAGACTAAAAAATCAATTAGTTTGGAATAAAATAGGAAATTTTGATTTAGTAAGAATTGAAAGATATTGTCCATATCCAATTGATGAAATAATAGGACAAAACAGAATAACTCACATAAAGATTTACCGCCAAGTAATACACGCTTTATTATTCGCTTCAGGTTACACTTATACAGAAATAGGTAGAATGTTAAACCGTGACCACGTAACAATTATGCACTCAGTTAAAACAGTATCAAACATGATTCAGATACATGATATGCAATATATCAAAGCAATTTGGGAAATGTCGAAAGAATCGGAGTATTATACAGTAGAATACGAGGAAAAGACGAACAACTTTGTAATTAGTCAAATAATTTTACAAAATAAGTTTGATAGTATGAAAGCATTTTAGTATATTTGCAGAAGTTCGTGCAGGAACAGTAAAAAAATTTAGTTTAGCTCTCGTTTGATAGGTCTGCACACCTTGATTTCGAGGGCTTTTTTATTTAATTTATTTTTTATGGTTTACACTTTTAAAAATTTACTCTTGAGTAGAAAACTTGAATTAGAGTACAAAGAACAAGACAACGTAATTTTAGTATCTATTACTAATCATCTTGATGATGACAAAGTAAATCACTTTCAATTAACAAAAAAAGAAGCCTATCAATTGAGCGGTGTATTGCATCATATTCAAAAAGAAATGAAATGAGCGGTTGGATAAGTTTACATAGACAAATTAAACATCACTGGGTGTTTAAAAATGACCAATATTTTAAAGCTTGGATTACTATTATTTTAGAAGTTAACCACCATGAAAGCAAAGTTTTAATTGATACTGACTTAATAGAATGTAAGCGAGGTCAATCGTTAAACAGCTTACAAACTTGGTGTAATATTTTTGGTAAAAATTGGTCTATTCAAAAGGTAAGAACATTTTTTAAGTTGTTAGAAAATGATTCCATGATTCAACTTGAGGGGCTAAGAAAAACAACACGGTTAACTGTTTGTAAATATGATAGTTACCAAGATAACCAACACACAACTAACAGACAACTAACAGACAAACAACAGACAACTAACACACAACTAACAACAAACAATAATGACAATAAAGAAAATAAGAATAATAATACATTTAAACCACCTTCGGCTTTTGAGGTTTTAGACTATTGTAAAGAAAGAAAAAACAATGTTGATGCTGAAACATTTATTGCTTTTTATCAATCTAAA